AGATTTCACAGCTGTGACCTTTCCATTGTTGTTACGCGCCCAGTATCGCGTTGTCCGGCTGTCAATATGGACAAATGTGTTGTACTGGATAATTCCGTTTATGCCAAGTTCCTGCGCATACTGTGCAACTTCTGACGGTGTATGACCCTTTACAACAATGTCATATGCCTGCCCCTTTACGTGGTAGCTGTTGGTCGCGCCGCCCACTTTTTTGTTATACGAAACTGTACGGTATGCGCTATTGATCGTGACCGGAACACCAAAATGGTCTCTGATTTTCTGCAAATATTTCTGTACAAAAAGCACATCTGTTATGATGATGTCTGTGCCGTCCTTGCACTTAAATTCCTTGACCTCGAAATTCTTGCTGACGGATTTTTCTCCGTCACTTATTAGTGAATATTGTGTTGTACTCATAAATACCTCCTTAATCGCCGTCCATTGTACTTTCCTCCTATCTCACGTAAATCATTCCGCTTTTGCCTACCGCGCATATGTAGCCGGAAGGAATTTTCATCCAAATCGCATCTCCGGCAATCTCTGTACCTTTGCAAGTAACTACTGTACCTTTTTTGAGTATGCCGTATCCTTCTTCATCTTCCGTGGAATGTGACTTCGCGTTAGTTGTAAGTTTAAGATACTTCTTCTTGTTACCATCCGGCGTTTCGCGGATATACATATTATCATGCAATGTGTAACACTTTCCTACAACATAGGTTGATGTGTTTCCATTTGCAGTTTTCACGGTTTCACCAACAGGAGTCAAAAACAGCTTTTGTTCTTCCTGCCTGCGCCGGAGAAGTCCTGCAAGGATTTTACCGCCGGATTTGCAGTACAAGAGCATTTTCTCCGCGATAACCTCACGGCTGCGTGTGCCACTTGCAGTCAGTTCCTTGATATTTCCAACGTTAAATGCAAAGCTGACAAGTGCGTCAAACTCATTCTGATTCCAATGATATGTGCTGTCATATTTTGCGACTTTGTTTTCTTTTATGATAATATCTGACACAAAATAAGCGTCTGCCTGCGCCTTTGTGATAGTCATTCCTTTGGTAACGCCTTCCGTGTGTCCGTAACCGATAGTCCATACGCCCTTAGAGTCTTGATACGATTCCAGTTCGCAATTTTCAAAACTCTTTATTAAGTTCAGCCCATTTTGACTTGTTTTCATTCTGATGTACTCCCATGCTTAATCTCGTTGACAATGCCCTCTACAATCGTGTCCAGTTCGTCATATGACAGGTTGATTTTCAGTTTGGAATTGATGATGTTCATGACATAGTCCATGACATACTCTTTCTTTTCCTGCCACTGTTCTGTTGTGTAAATCTGCTCCGCGCACCGCACAGCCACCGACACATAGGTAGTCACCTTGTCCAGTTCAATCTCCCCGATTTTGGATTTCAGATATGGAATGACATACGCAGACACAAACGCTCCGATAATCGTGATAAGTGCCATGCACACCTTTACAAATAATTCACCGCTCATACTTCGCCCTCACTTTCGTCTATGTTCTTTCCAAATTTTGATATGTTCTCGTTTTTGGCTTTCCAGATGATAAACCCTGTGTGTATTCCCAACTCCGCAAATGCCACGGGAATGCCTGCGTTTATGACTGACAAGTCCTCGATGCCAAGGTAATTGCTAACCGCATTCAACGCAAAGCACGCCCATGTAAAAATCCACACCATACGGAAATTGAAATAATACAGTTTATCAGAAAAGCCACGATTAGACAGTAATTTCTTCATGTATTACTCTCCTGTTTCTGTTTCCAACGCCTCACCTGTGATTTCCTCATATTCCTCCGCCGTAATCGCACCAAGAGAAGCATACCTTTTCAGTTGCTCCTTCGTGCAGTAATTCTTCTCGTACCGCGTTTTCAACTTCTCATACATTTTGTTGTGTTCCATTTCTCATTTTCCTCCTTTATGCGTTCATTTCCAGTTCCATAATCCGAAGGTCAAGTTCTGTGATTGTCTGCTCTGCCTCCATGATAGCGATATCCTGTGCTGTGATTTCCTGCTCCGTGGCTACAATGCCCGGCGTGAATCTATCCTCATACCGGCTGTGATGGTCAATCACATACCAGTCATAGCATCTGCCGTCTGCGCCTTCCTCTGACCGATATTTTTCCAAAACGTCAAAGTTGTCCGTTATGTGACTGTCTGCATACTTCCTTGTGATTGACACGCCTCCTGTTAGGTTTGAATGTTCCTCCCCAACGGTTTTCAAGTTTTCCATCCTCACGCCATTACGCCGCACTGTCCCGAAGATGTAATCCATTTTTTAATCGCCTCCTTGTAATAGTCGCGCACGATCTTCTTTAGCTGCCTTTGCGTATGTTTCTTCACAAAGTTTGCATAAAGATGTACGCTGTTGCAATGTTTCAACGCACCAAGCCTTGATAACAGACCTTGTGCGAATTTCACTGGTACGAGTCTGCCACATTCTCTCATGCGGTAGTACCGTTTCAGATGTTGTTTCAACCGCAGAAGTGTTTTCTTTCTCAGGAGTGTATACCCTTTGCCAAATCTATATCCGAGCGCATTCGGCATTCTCTTTGATGTCCTGAATTTCTGCCAGTTCCCTTTCAACTCCAGTTCATGTTCTCCGAGCCATGCGCTAACAAGGGCAATGATTTTGCCTGCTGTTCTCTTGCGGTTTGTGAAAACAGTAAAGTTGTCCATATACCTTATATAATGTGTCGCGCCGTTTTCTCTGATAAGCTGGTCAAGCGGCTGCAAGACTGTGTTTGCAAACCACTGTGAGCAATATGCGCCTATCATAATCCCGTCCTTGATGATACGTTCAATCAAATCCAAGGTTCTGAAATCCTTGATAAGCTGTTTCATGCGTTTCATAACTATTTCCGGTTTCAGACTATCGTAGAAATGGCGTATGTCCATCTCAATGCAATATTTCATGCCTTTTCCGCGTTTCATCCACTTCTTGATGCCATTAGCGCCGTAAATCGTGCCGCGTTTCTTGATGCTCCCGCAACACCACTTGTCCATGCCTCGCATAAATATTGGTTCTAACACTTGTATCAGTGCATGATGAACACATTGGTCGGGAAACATTTTAGGTTCGCATATCTCCCGCCACTTTTCAGCGTTCATGTCATACCTTTTCTTTTTGATGACAGGGGACGGCTCAAATCCATTCACCAACAATTCGTATAATTCATGTACTCTTTCGTCCATGGTATTTTCCAACCATATGACGGTCTTATTCGGTTTGTCGGGAAAATGAACCCATCTGTGCGAATTGCATACCGTCTGTATCGCTTTCCTTAGATTTTCTTCTGAAATTATCTTTGTAAATAAATGATTAGCACGTTTCATTGATATGCCATCTCCTTTTGACCTAACGACCTTTCCCACGCCATTTCTGGGGTACTAAGCCGTTCCATATCGGCACTATCTTCACCGTGTGGTGTGCGGTTTCTGCACCTATATAAAAACGCTTCAGATGTAAGCGTAATTACTGAAATAATTGGATGTGCAATCCGATTTTAAAAGGGGTTGGGAGCCGATGAAGCCGTTCGAGTTCGAGGCGGCGTTGTTGCCGTTCAAGTAGAACAACCCGTAGTCCTGGTCCTGGCTGTAGTAGCCGCCCACGCGCAACACAACCCCAGAAGTGTTGTAGTTGCAGTAGTCGCCAAAGAGCCAAGAGCATCGGCCACTGGTGCAGAAACCCCATAAATATTTGCTGTATCTAATTTTTTAATTAGGTGGGGATATGAGATATCCCCCTCTTGCCGTTGGCAATTCACCCCCTCTATGGCAATTCGAGGAGACGGGAGCCGATGAAGCCGCCCGAGTTCGAGGCGGCGTTGCCGCCGTCCAAGTAGAACAACCCGTAGTCCTGGCCCTGGCCGCAGTAGCCGCCCACGCGCAACACAACCCCAGAAGTGCCGTAGTAGCAGTAGTCGCATACATATGTTGACTTGCTTCCAGATACCGCCGATACGTACCAAAACTTATAATTCGAACTTATACTCATAATGTCGTAAGCAGATATATACCCGGATGATGTTGGTCTTTCGCCTACCAGTGTTCCATTGGATGAATCTGAGAATTTTGACGGGTTAATGATGTAATATATATTTGCACCGCTGAAATAGATGCCATCACACCAATCAAACACATTGCCCCACAAATCCTCGATGTAGCGGTACTGTGTAGCACCGTAAATAGTTCTGCTCGTCCTGTCTGTTCCGGTGTGATACGGCATGGAATCTGTCGCACCTGTGGAGTAAATTGATCCACTTGGAGAACAGCCGTACCCTATCTTTTCTTGTGAGTTCCAGTTAGCGAACTCCACTAGATAGAGCATTCGTATTGTTACAAGGGTGGCGTAATCCCATTGCCAGATGTTTGCACCCAAATTGTGGATATAGGTTCTGAAATTCGCTCTCGTTACATTCCCTTTTGGAGTAACACCAGTTTCAGATTTATAATTCGAGGAACAGTGATATCTTCCAACGTATATTACATCCCTTTCGCCTGTTCCATCGCCCCTGTCCATGTGGGCGGGCGAAACAAAATACCCTTCCGATTTCGCATATGCAGAATATTCCTTCGGAACAATTTGCAACTTCATCTTTGTTCCGCTTTTGGTCAGCTTGTAGTAATACTTCGGGATAGACACCATGACACCGCCCGTCCTCGTACTTTTCTGCATTCCTGCCCACGGCTGAATGCCATCAAATGGGCTTCCCGGCGTGGTCGTCATTCCGCTATAATACGGATTCGGGTCGGTAAAACCCTCTGCATCGTCTGTCCGGCTCCAGGATGTTGTGCTTGTCCCATCCCATTCTACGCCGTAAACCGCTGCAAACGATGCTGTGACGGATATTGTCTTGCTTGTGGAGTTATGGTTATCATCCGATGCTACCGAAACCGTAATGGTGGCTGTTCCTGACGCACCACTTGGGCTTGTGATTGTAATTACACCGTCACTTGCCAACGTGGTCGGCGAAACTGTCGCAATGCTCGTATTTGACGATTTAACCGTGACTGTTCCTGTGGCTCCCGAAACATTGACCGTTGCTGACTCATTACTGCTGTCCAGCGTTACAGAGGTTTTTGACAGTGTGACATTGCCGGATGCTTTGTTGATGCTCCAGGCGATTTCTATCCCGTCTGTCGTTCCATCTGACCACATATAGTCAATCGTAGGCGTAAATATAGCGGAATAAGAGCCGGCGTTAATGCCAGATACTTCACCGCTCACATCGCAGCTACCGTCTACATAGCCGGACCATGTCGGTGTCTGTTCCTCTCCTGTATATGTAAGAGTGTTCCCCTGCGTTGGTGTTTGCAATACAATTCTCTCCGGTGCCGCAGATATACTTGTGCCGTCTGTGTATTTCTTGCCGTCAGTGTACGGAAAGAATCTGTAATAGTAAACCTTTCCATTTTCAAGTCCACTATCTGTGTATGGAGTAGATGCGTAAGCATTCCGCTCCTTGCTGTCAACTACAACGTCACCGTCTGTCTTGCTTGTTGGTGCTGAACCTTCCTTTCTCACTAGAAGCGTTCCTCCCCATGCCGCCAACGTCACGCCGGATAATACAACATCCTCCGGGTCTGTCCATGTGAGCGAAACGGAACGAGATGATGCAGTCGCGGATGCACCGATTACATCTCCAATGCCAACACCACCGCCGCCTCCGCCCTCAATCGTACATGAGTCTAGCGTTTTATCACCGGACTTTAGCTGAAATACGCCGGACAAGGAATTATAATCCAAGTTATCCGCCTTTCCATCCAACTCGATTTTCACTAAATCCAATATTTCTTTTATGTTTTCCTTGCCCAAAAATTTCTTCATGTCATGTCCTCGCTCAAATTATGATGTAAATACAGAGTCCCACACTGCCTTGACTTCGTCTGTGGATAGTTCTTCTACATCATCCTCTTTCAGATACCCAGACAGGTCAACCGCCGTAGTTCCGAAAAGTTCATAGCTGTCGCCGTTCCAGAAATATTCATCCATGACATTCGGTGCTGTGCCGCTGTTTGGAACAAGATAGATAACACCGCCTACGCCTGTCTCCGGCAGTCCTGCAAAAGTGTCATACTTTTCAAAACTAAGCCCTGTGACATCTCCAAGCGCGTCATTGATTGCCTGTGTCATTTCCTCTGTTGTGGAATACTTTGACAGGTCAATGCCATCCAGTTTTGTCTTCAAATCATCCGTGAAGTCATTTGCGGATAAATCCTTTCCCTCTACTGCCTTGACGTACTTTGCAAACTCTGTGCTTAAAAGCTGCACGATGTAGAGTAAATCTGATTTTCCTAAATATTCTGTCTTTGCCATGATTAAAAATCCTCGCTTTCTGTTTGGTTAAATTATTTATGAGTTAAATGTTGCATCCCATATACTCTTGATATCCGCGTAGGACATTTCGCTGTCCTCGCCCAGT